TTGTAGGTGCTATTGCTGCTGCTTTATTAGTAGACGGTAATGTGCTTTATGGAGGCATAGCCATTGGAGTTGGAGCAAGAGAATTATTACTTGCTTTTAAGAGTTAAAGTTAGTTTATGTAACAAGTTTTCGTAAACTTAATATTAACTTAAAAACCAATAATCATGGAAAATATAATGAACAAAGTAACGACCTTTTTAGGTGGACTAACAACAATTTTATTATCATTCGTATCATTAAGTATCTTAGCTGAAGTAATCTTCGGAGCAGGTGTTTTTGGTACTAGTGTAGTAGCTAACGTCATGGAGCTTGTAAAAGCTTTAGGTGACGGTGGATTTGTAGGCTTAATTGCTCTAGTCATTCTAATACAGGTGTTCCAAAAAAAGGGATAAACCCAAGTAAAAATGGCAAGATTATATTCAACTGACACAATACAATCTTCTAATAAAAAAAGACCTGGAGTACATGCTAAAAGCAAATCTTCAGGTCTTAAATCTTCTAGAAATTACAAAAAGAAATATAGAGGGCAAGGAAAATGAAAGATAATATACTAAAAAAAGAATTTAACAAAAAAGACGTAGAACGTTTACGTAACCTAGTAAAAGGTAAAGGTTCAGAACGTACTAATCAAGGTATAGGTTATACTAAAGCAGACGAGTTTCATAAAGAGGGTGATATATGGGAAGAAAATGGTCGTAAATGGACTATTAAAGATGGTATAAAAGAAAATATTACTAAACTGGATAAATTTAAAAAAACATCAGTTCCATTATTTTGTCCTACTTGCAAAGGCATAATGAATAAACAACTAGATCCACACTATTTTAAAGCATATGGAGCTTGTTTAGAATGTACTACAGTAAAAGAAACAAAACTTAAAACTGAAGGAAAGTGGGAAGAACACACTAGGATAACTCAAAATAAAGAAATAGATAAAACTATAGAAGAATATAAAGCATTTATGCAAATGAAAATGAATGAAAGTAATGATGGTTTTGTAACAGAATCAGGTGAGGTTGAAAAATGGGTAGGTGGAATTAATAAGGAAAGAGCTGAAAAGGCATTAGAAGAAGGAATTAAATATTTAGAAAATTTAAAGAAAAAATAAATATACATATTTATAGACAGTATTATTTTATAAAAAACAAATAAAATGGGGGACCACGACTTAATCGTTATAGTAACAGCTTTAGTATCAGCATTAGGCTTAAAAGAAATCTGGAATATTATTAAAAAACGAATGGATCTTTCAGCTAAAAAAGAATCAGATCAAGAAACTTCTAAAGACAAAATTACAGCTCAAGTAATAGAAGAACTTAAAAACAAAATTGGTGATTTAGAAATTAAAATAGATGAATTAATTAAAGAAAACATTGAACTTAATGTTAAATTAGCTCGTATGGAAGAAAGATTAATGCAAAGTGCTAAATCAAGAGCAGGCAGGAAAAGAAAAACTACTGAAACAAAAGAAAAATAATTATGGATAATTTCGATACACATAAATGGTTTAAAAAACAATACCTAGAAGAAGGTATGAGCGATGAAGAAATTCAAGCCATAAAAAGATTTGAAGAACTATCAAATGATGATAAGCTTAAACTAGCCAAAATTCAGGCTATGATGGATAGAGAAAGATCATTAAGAGAAGATGATGATAATATGACCCCTGAAGAAATAGAAGACTTTAAACTTCGACAGGCTGTCCATCGTTTAAAACATACAGGAAGAACATTAGATGATGAAAGAAAAGCAGCTGGTTTAGATGAAATTGCTTTTGGAGATGCAGGTACAGATAAAAGAACAGGTCAAGTAGTAGGTGAAATAATCGAATTAATTAGGTCTACTGGTGTAGATGCATATGAGGTAATAGAAGAGCTAGGTCAAGAATTTGGTGTAGCTTTTGAATTTGGAAGAGATTAATAAATTATGAACACCCTCCTAGAAAATAGAATTGAAGGTTTAATCAGAGAAAAACTCTGTAAAAAAGGTCAAGCATACCGCAAACGTAGAATGGCAGCAGGTGAAAAATCATCAGCATATCTATCAGGAAGAGCTGTCAAAGTATGTAAAGGTCAAATGAGCGGTAAAAGCAAAAAAAAAACTAACGAAATAGAAGACCGCATTAGCGAATCTCTCCGCGACTGGTTTAAAAAAGAAGATTGGGTAAGAATCGACACACAAGGCAACATCAGCGGCAAATGTGGTACGATGAAAAACAAGAAAAACCCATCTAGATGTTTACCAAGAAAAAAAGCACAAGGACTTACTAAAGCAGAGCGTAAAGCATCTGCCCAAAAGAAAAAACGTGAGGGTAAAAAAGGTAAACAATTTGTAAAAAACCCTAAATAAATCGCACAGACAATAAACTATTATATATTTATCAATATACTAAAATAATAAAAAATGAATGAATTTGATTTAAGAAAATTTCTTTATAGAAACCCCTTATTAGAGAAAAAAGAAGACTCTAAAAAAGGTAATAAAGAAGAACAAAAACGAATGGAAGGTGCTATCCGTGATGATAGAGACCATATTAAAGACCTTAAAAGTGACATTGAAGATAACGAGAAAAAGTTAGCTAAGCTTAAAAAAGACTTTAAAAAAGACGTTAATGAAATGTATGATTCTAAATACGAAGAAGATGATGTTAAAGAATATGATCAATCTTCAATTAGAAACTATGAATTAGATAACATTTCTAGTAAAGCTAAAAATAACCCCCAACAAACTAAAGTTGATAGATCCCCAAACCCAATAGAAACCCCAGATGTTCCACCTTCATTAACAAAAGAAGGTCTTAAATCTATGATTAGGGAAAAAATTACTTCTATCTTAAATGAAGAAGATAAAATGGATGAAGGTGCTAAATATTATGAAGATGATATGAAGGAAGCTGAAGAAGTTGATGTTGATGTAGATGAAAAAGAAGATATTGATGTTGACATTGAAAAAGATGTTAAAGTTGATGATGTCCAAGATAGAGAAGAAATTGAAGTAGATGCAGAAGTAGCAGGACAATCAGCAGATGACTCAGGATTAGAAGGTTTGCTTAAGAAAGCAAGAGAAATGGCTAGAGATCAAGGTAACGATAAATTAGTAAGACAAATTAGTAATACTATTATTCAACACGAAAGAAGTATAGCTGCAGACGAAGAGGCTTAATCACCTAAGTATTAATATAAACATTATTAAATCAAAATGTTATGAACACAAATGAAATTTATATGCAAATGGCCGAGTTATGGGCAGAAATGTCTTTAGAACATTCAAAAACAAGTAAAGCAGCCCATGGTCGAGCAAGAAGTGCTGCTACAAAAATTAAAAAGCTAATTGGTGAATATAAAAAAGCATCAATAGCTGAAGATAGAGCATAAAACGTTGAAAAAGTCAGAGCTAAAAAGACATATAAAAGAAGCCTTAACACCTGATGAAGCATCCAAAGTAGATTCCAAATACAAGGAAATCTACTCTGGTATGTTAAAAAACAACCCCCTTAAACTTAAAAAATACGATAATCCAGATGCAGTAGCATATGGTAGAGCTATCAAATTAATCCAAAAAGAATCAGCTAAAATGTTAGAAAAAAAATTAACTGCGGCTGAAAAAGCTAAAAAAGAAGATATTATAATGTCTATGAAAGACCAAAAAGGTGGTAAAGATAAGCTTAAACCTGCTGATTATGCTATTGCTACATCAAAAGCTAAAAAAGTAGCTGAAGAAATATCTGATCAAACGTTTCAAAGGCATGCTGACAGAGTTGAAGATCTTTTAAAACAATTACTAGGTGCAACAAAATCTGTAGATCAAAGTCAAGATGATACTGAAGATGATGTTGAAGATTTAGATAAAAGTATTGATTATTTAGCCTCAGCACTTACAAATAAAGATCCATTAGATATAGCAATTGATCAATCTATGTATGGTAGATTAGCTAAACCTGTAAAAGAAGGTGATTTAGATGTAGGTCACCAAGATGATGAGCCAAGAATGCTAAAAAAGGATATTTACAACATGGGTAAATATGCTATGGAAATCTACAAAAAATTAGATAGATATGATGATATGGAAGGTGAAGTTGATTTTCCACACTGGTGGCAATCCAAAATTACCAAAGCTAAATCCATGTTACAATCAGCATATGATTATTTAGATGGAGAAGAAAGAATATCTCAAATAGATGCAATTATGGAAAAAGAAGAAAAACTCCCAGTAAACGATATTAAAAAAGCAATTAAAGCTTTACTTAAAAAAGAAGGTGGAGCAGCTGGCTTAGCACCTATTTTAAAACTGGCAAAAGACTTTAATAATGTAACTCAAATTGATGTTGAAGATATTCTTGATAATGATATGAAAGATGTAGAAAAACATAGAGACGGAGATTACATTTTAAAAGAAACTGGACAAGAAATAGCTAAAAAAAACATGGATATGTACAAGGATAAAAACAGACTAACAGAATTTATCAAAGCAGCTTTAATGGGTCCTATAAATGAAAAAAAGAAAGACCATGATGGCGATGGAGACATAGATTCGGATGACTACATGATCGCAAGAGATAAAGCTATCAAAAAAGCAAAATCTAAAGCAAATGAATCTTTAACAGAACGTATTCTTACAGAACTTAGAGGTGATATAAATGAAATGGCTAGTGAAGATTTAGAATTAAAATCATTAGCTAAAAAAATGATTCCAACTTTAAAAAAATTAGGATTTGAAGTTGAATATAGTACTGATACATCTATGAAAACTCTTAAAAATGCGGGAGATAAATTTGTAGCTCTAAGAGTTCAAGATGGTATGTTAGGAGCTCATATTCCATTTAAAGCTGGTTTAGACGCTGCTAAAGAAATTCAAAAAGAAATTCAAAAATCTTTAGGAAATAATTTTGAATATAAATTAACAACATCTAAACAAGGACCAGGTTTAAAATTTTATACAGTTCTTATACGTAACAAATAATGACAAAAGAGGAATTTAAAGAACGAATTAAAGGTTTAGCCTTTGAAGTCATCAAAGACAGAAAAAAGTCTGAAATAGCAGCTGTCCAATACGATGAGCTAACAAAATTCCCTGAGCTTAAAGAAATTATAGTATCTCTTTTAACTGCTGACTTTGACCCATTTCTATCCTCAATAGACTGGGTAGCACCAAGACCCACAACATTTAGAATCAACTTAAGAAACGATCAAGAATTTTACCTTATATGGATGGGTAGAAGTTGGATAGCACAAATCGAAGGTAAAAAATATTATTTACTAAACTTACCAGAAGAAGAACGTGCTGTTGAAGCAATAGCTCGTTTATTACGTTATGGAGCACCTGAAAGTGAATCAGCTGAGGTAGATACAGATACAGATGTTAATATAGATACAGGTGGAGGTGAAGAAATAGATGTAGAAGTAGATGACACAATAGATATAGAAACATAATGAAACTAAGGGATATATTAAATGAAGTAATAAAGGATGACATTAAAAAATGTCCTGCTCCCACTCAAGATGTAGCATTAAACACTGCAAATCGTGATAGAGCTATAGAGGCTGATTTTATTAGATATGGTCCTTTAAATGTAGAAGAACCCGGTGATTATTGGGAAATAACAGCTGAAAAATGGAATACTACAGTTGAAGCAGCTAAAAAATCTAGATGTTATAATTGTGTAGCATTTGATATATCACCTAGAATGATAGATAAATGTATACCTGCAATAGCTTCAGAACCAGTAGAAGATGAAGATGGTATATTAGGTTACTGTTGGATGCACCAATTTAAATGCCATTCTGCTAGATCATGTAATACATGGGCAGCAGGAGGTCCAATAAAAGAAGATAAAGTATCTTATGATTGGCAAAAAAGAAATTTAAAAGCAGCATTGGATCCAGAACCAATAGATCCAGATATGTACGAAGACGATTAATATGGATGCACTAGATAAATTTTTAAAACAATATTCTTATAAATTTGATAAAGGGTACCCTGATATAGATAATCCTAAGGATAAAGAAATGTTATTTGAGTTTGCTTATAAACTTACTGAAGCAACAGATGCTGAAGAAGGTTTAGAAGTATTAAAAAAAGAATTAGATCTTCCCAATGACAAGTATTTAAGAAAAAGTGGTACTACATATAGAGTATTAGTTCCAAGAGCAGAAAGAAATAAATATATCGACTTAATGGATAAAATTGAAGGTTTTGAATATGATGGATCTATGCCTGGTTCTTCTATAGGAGGGATGAGATATAAAGGTGCTAAATTCTTAGTTAAACCTGAAGGAAGACAAGGTAGAAATGCTCCTGGGTTAGGAAACGAAGATGTATTAGTTAATAATATTAGGAACTACATAGATGAAGGAGCCAAAACTATTATCTTTAAGGGAGAAAATAAAGATTATGTTTGTAAAAATGTAATAGGTATAGATGATGTTGGTTATGATGTAACCTCGGGTAAAAAAGCAGATGTAATTGTAAAAGGAGAAAATGAAAATTATCCTATTTCTATAAAAGCTTTAAATGCAGGTTTTTGGGAAAGTGCAGATAGAAGATATAAACCCGTCCTCATGAATCTATTAGATAAAATAAATGATGGAGAAATCCCAGGATTAGGATTAAGACCTTATTTAGATGTACAAGGAAAAGAAAAAGAAGGCATTTTTGTAATGTATGATATAAACACAGATAAAAAAATATCAGGCGTAATAGTTACAGACCTACCAGATAAACAAGAGGAATCTATTATTTTTGGTTCAGATAAATGTGTTGTAATATATGGTACCTATACAAACAACAGTTTTAAATTAAATGGGTCAACTTTAACTATAAAAGTAGGAAAAATACTTATAGACATGAGTGATGTAGAACAATACAATTTAGAACCTGTATTAAATATTAGACATGACTCTACTAGACAGGGACAAAGAGGTTTAAGATCTATAGTAGAACCCGAAATTTTAGTTTATAAAGGAGGAGACAAACCTACAGGAAATAGAATAGAAGTATCTTATAATGAATTAGTAGGATAATATTTATACACATGACACGATTAAGATCCCTAATAAAAGAAGCATTATCAACTCCACCAAAGAAAAAAGACTGTAATTGTGGTTGCGGTGGATGTGCTAAAAAAGCACCTATCCTAACCGAAGGTAAAGTTAAAAAAATACTATCCGAAGGTTTACAATACCACATAGATAAAAAAGTACCACTACACGAATCAGTATACAGAATAGGATCAGAAAAACATTTTGCTTTAATAAACGAAGCCAGAACATTATGGGTACGTGGATTAATAGATGTATCTGAGGATGATCAAGCCATATTAGAAACAAATTTAGGTAATTTTGGAATGTATGAAGGTGAAAAAGT